TGTTAATAATACCGATCCATCATACCCCATCACAAACGCAACGGTGCGATCTTCTTTTGAATAACAATCGCCACCGAAAATTACCGGCACTTGCCACATAAATGTTTGTTTTGTTAAATCCGGCTTGATAAAATCCAAAACCATCCATCCCGCATCAAAATATATTTCAATTCCATATCCTAATACATCACACCCATCACAATTAAGGGTTTGGCCTTGCCCCGTGCTGAAAACATATCTTCCATTATCGGCATTTGCATCTTCACCCAATTCAAACACCATGCAAATTGTCCATGCCGTTGAACTTAATGGGTTATACCTATTATTATCACCATTGCACACCACTTTTAATCCGGTGCTATATTGGCCATAAACGGTTGGATCATCACCTTGCCCGCCAATTTGATCACCATAAAATTTACTATTGGAATTGCTTGTATTGGATTTTAATATGGCACATCCCGATGTATCCGTTGAACCATAATTTTCATTTGTTAAAAGAAAATCATTACAACATGCGTAATGTGATGCGGGGCGTGGATAATACGCCATATCTTTTAAGGCCAACACATATCGCACCGTATCCACCATCACCATTTCTTTCCAACCATCAAAACGCCACCAACCCCGACATGCAATTTCATCATCCTTTGCGATGTAAACAACCGTTCCATCGGTGCATTTCATGGAATATGATCCGCCATAAATCCATTTGCCACCCCACATCCAATCGGGTAAATTTTGTTTTGGATTAAAGCATGTGCGGAATCCTTGTAAAGTAAAGGTAAATTTAATTGCTAATAATTTATCATTACCGAAATTTTTAATCCGATCAATTGTTAATGATTCATCATCAAGAATTAAATCTTCATTACTGTAATAATCCAATACATTATCCAACCATTCATTACCGATGAATTGAATATTATCCCATTTTTGATCCCGTTCGGATGCATCACGGTTTATCTTCTTCCATAATTCACAAAAATAAACTTCATATGAATAATTTTCCCATCCTTCATATATTGATGGCATTACCGAATTTGGTTCAATAACAATACATTTTGGATAAATTGCATCGTGATCAAAATTTACTTCATTAACTGTTTTTGCACAAAGAAAATCGCCACCATATTGCCACATTAATTCCATTGTGCTTCTTATTTTTTCCAAACCGTATAACGCCATTATTTTTTATTTTTATGTTTTGTTTTTCTTGTGTATTTTTTTTTGTTTCTTTGAATGAAATGCTTTGTATGCTTCCAAATATCGGTAATTTTTAATTCAATCCATTGTAATTTATTTTCTTCTTTTTTGTTCACGCTTTTGTTTTTCTTGCAACAATTCGGTGTGTATTATTTTGCAATCATTCACCGCATTTTTCCACGATAAATATGTTAAAACCCGTAATACATTCGCCCGCTTTACCGATTCAATCGGATCGTGTTCGTTTATTTTAAATACATTATCATTCGCCACGCCAAATAAAGAATTTAACCATCCATATGGTTCAAGAATTTTACCGGCACGGATTGCTTCCATGCTTGATTTTCTTCCGCCCCATATGTTGGGATAATCTTTTGTAAAACGATTTGTTGATTGAATAAAAAAAAACAGAATTCCCAAACAACATCCATCGTTAATTTCTTAAATTTTTCCGCCCGTTTTAATATTTCATCTTCTTCCAAATATTTATTCATTTCACCGGCTTTTTTACACAAGCGTGCCATTTGTTCGGCCACAATATCAAATTTTCCATTCTTTAAAAGTTTGGAATTTATTTCCAATTGTGTGGTTTCAATGTATTCGCCAAATGTGGCTTTTCGTAAATTATCAACGGGGAAGAAATACCATTCATTTTCAAATTTAAACTTGCGAATATTCTTGCGTTTATATTCTGATAATAAATTTTCGGTGGATGCAACCAGATGTTCAACATCTTTAATATCCATTGCGTTTACTTTATCCATTTTTTCTTGTAAAATAAATGATGTGTATTCACGCAAGAATAATAATTTATTCGCATCATCGGTTTCAAGATCAATATCTTCATATTTATAAATCACTTGATACAATCCGTGAAAATCTTCAATTGTTAATTCACCCCATTCCGAAAACACTTCTTTTGTTGTTCCTAAATATTTAATTTGCAACATATGATATAAATTTTGGTTTTAATTCTTCTTTATTAGCCATATCGGATAATGATTTTAATACCTTAAATGTGGCACTCATTAAATCCGATGAACATATTTCATCATGTTTACCCAATCCGGCAACGAATCCATTAAAGGTGTGGAACAATAAATTCGGTGTCATAAACAACCATTCATGCACTAATTGTTTTTCTTCAATTTCTTTTTGTTCGGTAAATAAATTTGATTGTTGAACCACCGATTTTATCAATTTATGAAATTCCGAAAATCTTCCATCATCCTTTTCTTCCGTTAATTCAAATGCATTATGCAATAAAAAATTAATGTATCGTATTAAAATTTTACCTTGTTTTTTATTTATAACTTTTATTTCCATTTATATTGCAAAAATAAAACATTCCATAAATGATTTGCAAGGCATTTTTGGATCACTCATAATATGTAATTTTATTATCGGTTTTAAAATAATTAAAAATTGCATATCGCATCGCATCCATTAAATCATCATTTATTTTTACCGGTTCATCAATTGTAATCCCGTTTTTATCTTGCTTCCAACGATACGATTTAATTTCTTTTAAAAGATCAACCGATTTTTTATCAATAATAATTTCGGTTGATTTTAATTTATCAATTCCTTTTTTAACCGCTTTATCCGAACGCCTTATATTAAAACCGTGCCGTGCAATTTCGGTGATGGTTTTTGGTTCGGCCGAATCACCAAAAATAATCTTTGCTTTATTTTCAATTACTTTTTCTAATTCATCAATTAAATCGGCCGTTGTTAAATGCCGCTTATAAATTAATTGTTGAACAAAACATTGATTTTCTTTTATGAATACTTTTACCAATGCCGTTGGATGATTATACCCGAAATCCAATCCGTAAATAATTTCATCATATGTTTTCGGGATACGGCTTCCATATTTCCAATGGGTGTATATTGTAGATTCACCAACACCCCGTTCACCCAATCCATATATTCGCCAATAGTTAGAATCCAGATGTTTTAACTTTTCAATTTCTGTAATCACCGCTTCTTCCAAATATGGATTATCCTTGTATGTGGATTTGAAAAAATCACAATCATCACCAATCACCACTTTATCATAAATCCAATGAAATTCATCCGATGGATTATAATCCAATATGATCTTGTATGTTGTTCGCATGGCCAATTGGGTGTAATCTTCAAATGTAAATTCATTGGCTTCATTCATAAATAATAATTCACGCTTCCGGCCACGAACCTTTTGTGGTTGATCGGTGGATATAAATTCAAATGTATTCCCATATAATTGATATATGTGTTCGGTTTTATTATGGTTGGTTGGTATGTATAAATTTTCCTTTTCTAATATCTGGAAGAAATCACGCATCGCGGATGCCCGTAATGATGGGAATGTTTTACGGCATATGGTAATGAAATATCCGTGATTCTTATTACGCCATGCAAATTCAATTAATCCCAATAACACGGAATATGTTTTGCCGCTTCTTGTTCCACCTTGTAATACGGTGATCCGTTTCTTTGAATTCTTTAAATCGTTATATGCTTTGCATTGCTTCATTGGCCATTACTTGATTACACGATATGTTCATTATCTGATTCTTCTTGATTTAACCATGTGGGCGATTGTGATCCAATACGAATGTTTTGTTCCGCTTTACCTTCAATGCGATCAAGGATTTCACGGATGGCTTTTAATTTATCATTATCCGTTGAATCTTTTCCGAACGCTATCTTGATTAACATGCGTGCCAATGGTGATCCGAAATCACCAACACCACCAATTGTTTTATCTTGTTCGGATAATAATTCCTTTAATACCGTTGATACATTCCGGCTTCCTTTATTACGGCCACGCTTTGCCGGTTGATTGGTGGATGTGAATTGTGTGGCCTTGTTCGGGAATTCGCCCTTTGTTTCTTTATCCATATATAATGATCGGCATTTATTACTGTTTGAAATTCTTAATTGTTTCTTCTTCAAATATCTTTTGAACTACTTCCGTTGGTAATCCACCACGATCAATTGGTTCATTTAATAATACACGGCTTACTTCAAAATAAACATCAACGCCTTTTGCACATGCTTGTTTTAATAATGTTATTTTATCTGGAATTGATAATGATAATATCCGATCATATGATAATGGCATAATATTAATATCGCCTTTATCTTTATCTTTTACTTTATCTTTATCTTTATCCATTGCTTTATCTTTATCTTTATATATAAGTATATTAGATATACTTAACATACCCTTTGTAAACCCTTTGCATACCCTTTAATTTCATGCCATTTTGTCTTATCAAATGTAAGCCCTTTTGTCCTATAATATACATTATGTTAAATAGAGTTTTTAACACCCTTAATATTACTGACATTTTGCCACGCCCCTACCCTACCGAATTATAAAAATACCAGATCAACCAGAAAAAAAAATTGATATAAAGGCCGTATTGGAATATTGGCCATATAATAAAGATTGTTGATAAATGCGGAATATGATATTACAACGCTTTAAAACACGCTTATATTAAAGATCACTATTTAGAATGAATCTAAATAAAATTTCATAATAAATATGATATATATATTTTTTAGCACCGTTATTCAACCGATATACAATTTTTTTTCAATCACTCAAAACTTTTTAATGGAATATTAAGAAATTCAATTAACATGAATTCAAAAACCTTTGATTCATTATCGTATCCGCATATTTGTTCCATTCTTTTCTTGGCTTCCTTCCATTGTAAAAATGTGGTGGCACTTATTTTAATTCGGATTTCTTTTGTAAATGCTTCTTTATTACTTTGTTTTTTTGGATCAAGATTATCCATTTCAAATTCAAAATCAAAATCATTCGTGTTCATAATATTAATTGTATTTGTGATTAATGTTTTTAAAGGCCTTTTTAACGGTTTTAATACACTATTTATTGATTATGTATGCGGTATATTAAAATGTGTATTATTGGGTGAAATAATGCGTTTTTTTATTCTTTAAATTCCACGCCATTATCGCCAATCCATATATGTTCGGTATCATCAATGTTTTTTTCGGCATCATCAATATTTTTATATGTATTGCATCCAAACAAAAACAAGCAGCATATTATCATTATAATTATTTTATTCATTCCATTAAATCTTTTAATTTGATTGTGTATTTTTCAATTAATTCTTGATAATCGGCATGCGTGAATTTCTTGATCGTTCGGGATTCCTTTAATAATGCCGATGCCGTTCCATTTCCATATGCCGCATCCAGATTAACCCCAAATTCGTATTGTTTTCCATTGCATAAAACATTACAATATTGGCATTGTGGCATCACATTCAATCCGCTTGTTCCACCGTATCGCGTGGCCATATGTTTACGGCTTATAAAATGGCCGGCTTGAATACACCCAATACCACTTGCCAATTTTAACGCCCCGCATGTAAAACATTCCACATATCCATTGTGATCGGCCGATTTCCACCGAACATATTGTGAAAATACTTTATCAAGGGCTTTT